ACACGTTGGTATGCTTAGTGAAGGCGAGTACGGCGCAATGTATTTTAACGATACACTTAATGACTGGTCTAAGTTTGATATAAACAATCGTACAAAGCACGATGCTTCTATCAGCTCAGGTCTCGCAATTATGGCTTGTCATAAAGACTTATATCGACCGATCGGAGAACAACAAAAAACAAAACTAAACCTAAGGATTGCTAAATACAGTCAAGACGGTAACACTTCAAAAATAATAAAATAACAATATGGCTAACTCAGTTGCAAGTAACTTTTTTCCGAGCCAAGTGGCTAGTGACCAGGAGAAAATGTCCCCTGATTACGGCTTGCAGGTAGGTCGGGCTATTCAAAACGAGTGGTTCGATGGCAACCAAGGAGGCACAAGATTCCGCAGCAATCAAGACAGCTTTCACGGTTTACGGTTATACGCACGTGGTGAACAGCCTATACAAAAATACAAAGACGAGCTTTCTATAAACGGTGATTTATCTTACCTCAACCTTGATTGGAAGCCGGTACCTATTCTTTCTAAATTTGTTGATATTGTTGTAAACGGTATTGCAGACAGAGCGTTTGATATTAAAGCTTACTCGCAAGACCCTTACGGTGTTGAAAAGCGCACTGCGTATATGGACTCTATTATTAGAGACATGCAAACCAAAGAGCTTAACGACTATGCAGCTGAAGCATTCGGTATTAACTTGTACGAAAACGATCCTGCAGCGTTACCTGAATCTAAAGAAGAGCTTGAGTTACACATGCAGCTTAGCTACAAGCAAGGTATTGAAATTGCTGAAGAGGTTGCGATAAATACATTATTAGACGGTAACAAATACGATTTAATCAAAAGACGCGTATACCACGATTTAACAACCATTGGTATTGGCGCTGTTAAAAACACTTTCTCTGAATCAGAAGGTGTTTTAGTTGATTATGTTGACCCTGCTAATCTAGTGTATTCTTATACAGAGTCACCGTACTTCGAAGATATTTATTATGTTGGTGAAGTAAAGACCATACCTATAAGCGAAGTTAAGAAGCAATACCCATTGCTGACACAAGAAGATTTAGACAAGATAAAGGGCAGCGGCTCTCAGAACCAAAGCGCTGGTTGGAGTAGAACTAGTATTAACGACGACTACTACGATTCAAACACCGTGCAGGTATTGTACTTTAATTATAAGACGTACATGAACGAAGTGTACAAGATTAAAGAGACAGCTACAGGTTCTGAAAAGGTGATACTACGTGACGACCAGTTTAACCCACCTGCTGATGCTGAAGGGTTTGCTAAAGCATCGCGTTCGCTAGAGGTGCTTTACGAAGGCGCAATGGTGTTGGGGACAAGCATACTGCTTGAATGGGGCATCGCTGAAAACATGATGCGCCCTAAGAGTGATTACAATAAAGTAAAGATGAATTACAGTATTGTAGCGCCAAGAATGTACAGAGGTCGTATTGAATCTATTGTAAGCCGTTGTACTGGCTTTGCGGATATGGTTCAGCTTACACACTTAAAGATGCAGCAAGTATTAGCAAAGATGATGCCGGACGGCGTTTATATGGATGCTGATGGTCTTGCTGAAATTGATTTAGGTAATGGCACAAACTACAACCCGCAAGAAGCATTAAACATGTTCTTCCAAACAGGTTCTGTTATTGGTAGGTCATTTACGCAAGAGGGTGATATGAACCCTGGTAAAGTACCTATTCAGCCGCTACAGACGGGTGCGGGCGGCCAGAAGCTACAAACTTTAATCCAGACGTATAATTACTACTTGCAGATGATTCGTGACGTTACAGGGCTTAATGAAGCTCGCGACGGTTCAACACCCGATTCAAGAGCATTAGTTGGTGTACAGAAGATGGCAGCTGCAAATTCAAACACAGCTACACGCCACATCTTAGATGCAGGATTGTTTTTAACAGCTGATGTAGCAGAAGGTCTATCACTTAGAATATCTGATATACTAGAGTACAGTCCAGCACGTGATGCATTCATACAAAAGATTGGTGGATTTAACGTCGCTACATTAGATGAACTTAAAGACCTGCATTTGCACGACTTCGGTATTATGCTTGAGTTGTCACCAGATGACGAAGAGAAGGGCATGCTGGAAAACAACATTCAAACTGCACTATCTGCTGGGTTGATTGATTTAGAGGATGCTATTGATATTCGTGAAGTTAAGAACTTAAAGCTAGCTAACCAATTGTTAAAGCTACGCCGTAAGAAGAAGCTTGAGCGCGATCAGATGATGCAACAGCAGAACATCCAAGCACAGGCACAAGCAAATGCGCAAGCACAACAAGTAGCAGCACAAGCTGAGGTACAGAAAGACCAAGCGTTGTTCCAAACCAAAGCGCAGCTCGAGCAGATGAAAGCACAGCTTGACCAGCAGAAAATGCAACAAGAGGTTGAGCTTAAGAAACAGCTTATGGCTCTTGAGTTCCAGTACAACATGCAACTTAAAGGTATAGAAGTAGAGGGACAGAAGACCAAAGAAGCGCAAAAAGAAGACCGCAAAGACGAAAGAACCAAAATGCAAGCCACACAACAAAGCGAGTTGATTGACCAAAGAAAGAACGATTCCGCACCAAAGAATTTCGAATCCTCTGGAAATGATATACTTGGCGGTGGTTTCGGTTTAGGTACCTTTGAACCTAAGTAATAATAACTACATATAATTATATAATATCTTATCATGAGTGAAGAAAATATGCCAGTTACTAGCATCGATGATGATGGTACTGTTAAACTAGACTTTAGCGCAAATGCCGTTCAAGAGCAAAGCCCAGATGAGGTTCCTGTACAAGACGAACCCGAAGTTAGCGAAGGAGTTACAGAGCAAGACGTCGAAGATGCAGCTCCAGAACCTGCCAGAGAAGAAGAGCCCGTTCAGGCTGAAGAACCAGTAGAAGAAGAAGAGTCTGCATTACAAGAAATTACAGACGAAGAGGTTGAAGAAGCAACAGACGAGTTACAAGAAGAGGTTGCCGAAGCAATTGCTGAATCGGCTGTAACAGGTGTAGAATTACCGGAAAACATTCAAAAAGTTGTAGACTTTATGAGTGAGACAGGTGGTTCTTTAGAAGACTATGTAAAGCTCAATACGGACTATGCATCGTTAAATGAAGACCAACTACTTCGCGAGTACTATGAGGCGGTATACTCTCATTACGACAAAGAAGACATTGACTTCTTATTAAGCGATAAGTTTTCTTACGACGAAGACCTCGATGACGAGCGTGAAATTCGCATGAAGAAGCTAGAGCGCAAAGAAGCACTAGCGAAAGCGAAAAACCACTTAGACGGTTTAAAGTCTAAATACTACGATGAAATTAAGATGGGTTCAAAATTGAATCCAGAACAGCAAAAAGCGGTTGAGTTTTTCAATCGTTATAATAAAGAAAGTGAAGAAGCAGCAATGGTTGCTGAACAACAAGCTAGTAAATTTAAACAAGAAAGCGCTAGAGTGTTCAACGAAAAATTCGAAGGTTTCGATTATTCTGTTGGAGACAAGAAATACCGCTTTAAAGTTAAGGATACTAGCCAGGTTAAAGAAACTCAAAGTGACATTAACAACTTTATCAAGAAGTTCTTGAATGAAAAGGGGGAAATGAAGGACGCTAAGGGTTATCATAAATCGCTGTTCACAGCTATGAATGCTGATCAAGTTGCACAACACTTTTACGAGCAAGGTAAAGCTGATGCAGTAAAGGATAGTATGGCACGCACGAAGAACGTTAATATGAGCCCGAGAGGGGTTCACGAAGAAGTAACGGCATCTAACGGGTGGAAAATACGCGCACTTGACAGTGGACAAAGCTCTTCTAAACTTAAGGTTAAATTTAGAAAATAATAATCCATTAAAAATTTACAACAATGGGAACTTTTTCAGGTGGTGCGTATCCAGCACCTCTAACTCCGCGTCCTACTAAAACACCGGACGCATCAAATTACATTAATTTTACAGACCCAGCTTTCAAGCAGTGGTCTCAACAGTATCTCCCTGAGATCTACGAAAAAGAAGTTGAGCGTTACGGTAAGCGTACTGTAGGCGGCTTCTTGCGTATGGTTAGTGCAGAAATGCCTATGGCTTCTGACCAAGTTATTTGGACAGAACAAGGTCGTTTGCACTTGGCTTTCAAATCTGTCGCTAGCTCTCAGACTGCTACAGCTACAGAGGTTTCTTTAACTTTCGGTGATGCTGCAGAAGCTGCTTTGTTGGCTGTAGGTATGACATTGGTTGTAGCTGACGCTGCTAACAACGTTGCTAAAGTACGTGTTTCTACCGCTGCAGTTGGTGCAGTTGTTAAAGTACAGGTTTACGGCGCTGCTGATTTGTCTGCTCTTGCTGCTACAGGTCTTTCTGCTTTCGTATTCGGTTCTGAGTACGCTAAAGGTTCTGAAAACATCGGGCTTTCTCGTGACGCTTCTTTCGAGCGCTACTCTAACAAGCCAATCATCCTACGTGATAAGTACAGCGTTGCTGGTTCTGACGTAGCTCAAATTGGTTGGATTGAAGTTACTTCTGAAGCTGGTACTTCTGGTTACTTATGGTACTTGAAGTCTGAGCACGAGTCTCGTCTACGCTTCGAAGACTACTTGGAAATGGCAATGGTTGAAGCTGAGAAGAAAGGTGGAGCTGGTGCTACTACTGTAGAAGGTACTGAAGGTATGTTCGAAGCTATCGAAACACGCGGTATGGTTTACACTGGCACAGTCTTTGACGCTGCTAACGGTCTTGATGAGTTCGATGCATTGTTGGCTCAACTTGATAAGCAAGGTGCAATTGAAGAGAACATGATGTTCTTGAACCGCGCTAAGTCTTTACAGATTGACAACATGCTTGCTGCTCAAAATTCTTACGGAACCGGCGGTACTTCTTACGGGGTATTCGACAACTCTGAGGATATGGCGTTGAACTTAGGATTCTCTGGATTCCGTCGTGGTTCTTACGACTTCTACAAAACTGACTGGAAATACTTGAATGATGCAACTACTCGTGGTCTTATTGGAGACATCGAAGGTACAATTGTTCCTGCTGGTACTTCTACAGTTTACGATGAAACTCTAGGTAAGAACATTGCTCGTCCATTCTTGCACGTGCGTTACCGCGCTAACGAGGTTGATGATCGTCGCATGAAGTCTTGGGTTACTGGTTCAGTTGGCGGCAACTACACTAGTGACGAAGATGCAATGAACGTTCACTTCTTGTCTGAGCGTGCACTTTGTGTTCAAGCTGCTAACAACTTCGTATTGTTGAAAACAGTTTAATCATTAATTTTTAATATTACCCTCGTCCTTGTGGCGGGGGTAATTATTACCCTTATTTAATTATATTATATTATGGCGACAGCTAAAAAACCCGTGGCTAAGAAAGCTCCGGTTCAAAAAGAAACTACAGTAGAGGCACCAAAAGTGTCATTTGAAGCACCAACAGAAATGCCTCCACTACCTAAAAAACCTATTTGGGAATCTAAAGACCGTTTGTACGAAATGACCGGTAATAAAACTCCTATAGTTTGGTCAATACCTACAATGCACACGGCTAAGCAGCCTTTGCTCTGGTTCGACAAAGAAAAAGGTTACCAGCGCGAATTACGCTATGCTACAAACCAAAATTCTTGTTTCGTAGACGAGCAAGAAGGAACAGCTACTTTAGGCCGCATTATATTTGAAGGCGGTAAACTGTTTGTACCTAAAGAACAAGTGGCATTACAAAGATTCCTTTCGTTGTACCACCCGCTAACACTGCAAGGTAAGATTAAAGAATACATGCCTGATGCTATTGCTGAATGGGAAGTAGACAACATTGAGATGGAGCTAGAAGCGATGAACATGGCCACGGCTATGGATATTGACGAAGCTGAAGCAATCTTACGCGCAGAATTCGGATCTGAGGTATCTAAGATGAGTTCTAAGGAGCTTAAACGCGACTTGCTTGTGTTTGCCCGTAATAATCCTGATTTGTTCATAGAGCTAGCGAATGACGAGAATGTACATTTACGTAACATCGGAATTAAAGCTACTGAAGCTGGTTTACTACAGCTATCAGGGGATAACAGAACGTTCTCTTATGGAGCTACTGGTCGTAAGCTTATGACCGTTCCTTTTGATGAACACCCTTATTCAGCACTTGCTGCATACTTCAAAACTGATGAAGGTATGGAAGTGTTGAACACAATTGAAAAACGACTATAACAGTCATAAGTGGTATGTGCAAATTCTGCACGTACCACTTTAATAACACAAAAACATTATGAGCGTAAGCGTAGACACTGTTTATCAACGGGTATTAGCCATACTCAATAA